ATTCTGAATCTTCAGATTTTGTATAAATAATTATTGCTGGTAACTTAGAATCTTCTAAATTATAAACTCTGCTTTGAAAAACATTTGATCCTGTAGTAGTCAAACCTGTTAAGGTTGTACCTACTCTTTCTCTAATTTGTTGTCTGATGTGATTAGCCATTATTGTTCTTGTAATATCAAAGCTGTAATGCCTGTATTGTCAGGTTGCACATTTACAACAGAATAAGTTTTTGCACCTTTTAGAGTATTACCATCTAAATCAGTTTGTGCTGAAAAAGCCAAAGTATCACCATGACTTGCAGATGATACATCTTTGGTTTTGCAATATGCGACAGGTGTACTGCCTTCAACTCCTACAGTTAAACCATCTACTGATAAATATTCATCTTCAAGGATAACCTTGATAGTTGATCCTGAACCGCCTGATGGAGTATATGTAGCAGACACACCATGTCCATAAGAATCATCAAAGTAGCCATCAAAATCAGCATCAAATTCTAAAGCCATTTACTTTCCCTTTCTCCTTTTGACTTTAACTTCTGATTTTTCTAAGCCTACACTTCTATCTTTTTTTTCAGATACTTTGCCATCGGATGCTTCTGCCTTGCCATAACTTATTAAAGTATTAGCAGTATCGTTATCTATTTCAACAACATCACCAGCAGAAACTTTTTTTCCATCGGCAACTGTATCTCTAAGAATTAAAACTTTCATTTTACTTTCCTTGTTTTTTGAAAGGGCAGTAGAGAAAACCCCTACTGCCTTTTCAGTTGTTAATACCATCTATTAACTTGCGTTACAGAATGAAACTGCGTGTCTTACAGCTACATCTACAGATTGTAGAGCAACGATTCTAACTGTACCTGAAGTAGAGTTAGTGAAAGGATCAACAGTTATATCTAAACCACCAAAGAACCCAATTAATAGGTCATTGAAGTTACCGAACACATAGTTGTTAGCAGTAATTTGATTAGAAACGACTACAGGATAGCCATTTACTTGACCATTTTCTGCTACGAACATACCACTACCTGAATCTTTAGCAGTTGTTTTCAAAGTACCAAAGTTAGTAGGATTAATAACATAAGCTAAATCGCCTACTAAAGCATTATCAACAGCTACAGCAGTTTCAATAGAAACCATTTCTGCGAAAGTTGGTGCAGCAGCACTACTTAAAGAAACAGTATTGATACCTGAAGTATTAGTAATACCTGTTGGATTTCCGCTTGAACCACTACCTTCTAAAGCACCATCATCAATTGCAATTGCCATTGATTTAGCTAAGTCATCACGAATTAAGTTTTCAACATCTAGAGATGATTGAAGCATTAATTGACGAGTAACGTCTGTGTGTACGCCAAGAGTTTTTGGAGTCATAGTAACAGAACCTATTACCATTTCAGATTCACCTGATGCACCACCTTCTGAACTAATAAAAGCGGCAGAAGCGGCAGATGTTTTCTTAGGAATCTTAACATCACCTGTTAAGCCATTTAGATTAGTAGCTAATGGCATTACAGCAGAAGCGTTTCTGAGTACGTCAATGAAACTTTCAGGTCTAAAGTCTTGCCCAATAAGACCAGCATCGTCAGATGCGTTTAAATCCCTAGTGTTCCAATTAGCCATAACTTCAGGTGGTAACATAATACCTTGTGCAGTTCTGCCATAGTGTTTTGATGCTTGTTCTGAACATTCAAATTCAAATTCTGCATCTCTTTGCGCTTTTCTATCAGAAGGATTTGCCAAAGCATTGATTGCCTTCATAAGTGAAAATTGTCGCACCTCTTTTTTTGTCATGCCAATATCAGCAGTTTCTAAAGGTTTATCAGTCGCTATTTGGTCTAATAAAATACCTCTAAATTCTTCTACTGAGTTGCCATCTTGAATCGCCTTGTCAGCTAAATCCCTTCTGTTGTGTCTAACAGCTAAATCCATAATTTCTTTTGAATTTCTTACAAATTCAGCTTTAGCTTCAGCAACAGATTGTTCTCTAACTTCATCAAGGTTTATTTCATTTTTAACTTCTTCAGTCATTGTTTTTACCTTTATTAAAGATTGTTTATCTTCAGAACGACCTACTCCTACAGCTTGAGATTGATCTGCTGGTACAGAAACAACCGATACCTCTAAAGGTGTCGTTTGCACTCTGAACATAGGCTTATCATCTTTGTTTCCTCTCATTCGTTCCATGCCATTTATTTTATAGCCAACGCTGATATTTTGACGAATACCATCTTTGACATCTTGAAAAATTTCTTCTGCAAGTTCACCTCGACCAAAGCGAACTATTGCCTTCGCACTTTTTTCAGCAGAATCAATTTCGTATCTTTCGACCACACCAATCTGTTTAGTCATGTCGTGATCTAAGAGTAAAGGACTTCTGCCACTACCAATAAAGCTAGTGTCAATGTCCTCTTCAGAATGTGAGATTATCTCCATGCCAAAATCTCTTTCAACAGGTTCTTCGGAACTAACTCCGATTCTCACTCTTCTGTTTTCTTCATCGATATAAGATGCTCTTGAAAGGTCTAAAGTTCGATAGACAATATCGGACTTATCTAGTCTTTCTTCTTCATCTTTATCTTCTTCATCATAATGAAATGGTCGAGATTCCATATCTTTTTCATCATCTTCCATTTCACCCATCATATCCTCATGTTTAGCAAATGATATTACGTAAGTATCATCTGTTTCCTCAACATTGAGAATATGTCTATTGTCTTTATATTCCATAGATTTATCCTCTTTGTTTTTGGTTGATAAAGGATGCCCTTCAGGAAGTAAGTCTTGATCGTGCTTACCACCCTGAAATCTTCCATTTCGCAAAGCGAAAAGAAAACTATTTACACGTGCGTATGCCCATTGTTCAGGTGAACCAACATTTGGTCTAACTGAAGCTGGATTGGTTTTATATGCACCAATACCTCTTTCAAATACTGAAAGAATTGTTCTGTAAGTTGTTCTTTTAGAAGCTACGTTTCCTACTTCTTCATTGTGTTCTTCTACTTTTTTTCTCAAGCCTTTTTCAACAGTATCAGAAACTTGTCTGTCTTGTTGTGCTTGACTAGCTGAACCTGATTCTTTTTGTTCTACATATTTGATAGCTTCTAAAACAACATCTTTCATTTTTTGTTCGCCAAGTGTGCCGATTACACCCCATTTCATTTGAGCAATAACACCAGCAATATTTGATGGTCTACCAGCTTTATCACCTGACTTGAACTGTTTGCCATCTTCAAAATGTCTAGCCGCCCACGCTTCTCTTTCTTTAATCCATCTTATGACACCAGCAGTTTCTTCACCATCTCTTGCTTTAGTCCATAGATTAAATGCTTCGTTACCTCTAATATTGCCACCAGCTTTATAGATATCAGGATCATTTTCTTTGACACCAGCAATGAATCCATAATCAAACTGCGGATAATTAGAGTTTCTTAAACTGATTTTTTTATCCTCACCTTTTGTTGGAAAATCAGTTGCCATCGCCACCCTCGCCACCCTGTATGTCAGCTTCAACAGGCATCTTCATACCAAAAGGTTGGAAAGCTGTTTTCACACCATATTGTTCTGCCAACTTCTGTTCTCTTTCGTGTTGCTCAAACAACTCCTCAACATCTCTACCATAGTTTGCTTGAACATCTTGAAATGTTACTAGACCTGACTGCATACCACTTATAGAAGCCATCATTTCTTTTTGTGGATCAACCCACGAAAAACTTCTTGGTATAAAGTTTGCTGAATTAGCAAACTTATCGTATCTGCTCATTGGCAAAGGTTGGTTGGTACTTGGAGATGTTGAGATAGCACCACTTGATATTGACATCTCTAACCACTTTTCAAATACAGGTCTAACGAAATGGTCAATGGTAAATCTTTGGTACAGTCTGTACATCTCACGATCTTCTAATGCACCAGCTCTTAGTGAACTGTAATTTACAGAACTAAGGTCATTGGTTAAGGCGTGGTAAGAAATATTTAAACCTGATGCAATACTTCTTAAAACTTGTGTACTGAATGATTCAAAAGCTGATGTTGGATGGTCAGGATCAAAAGATTTGAAATCCATTCCAGCTGGTAGCTGTTCAAATGTTCCAGCTTCAGCGTTCATTATTGGTACATATTCTTCATCTTCTCCATCTCCCACATACGAATCACCATCGGGAGAAACAAAAAACCCCATCTTACTTGCTGATACTCTTGCAGAAACTATTTCAGCTTCTAAATAACCATTCAATAATTTTATGTTTGCCATAGCAGATGCAGTAAATGGCACACCTCTGTTTTGTTCAGGTCTATTTGGAATGTAAGCGTGGATTAATTCTTCTGCATTTACTCTAATATGTTTTTGTGTTGCATAGTATTGGTTATCAAATGGATGATTTTTAAACAGATAGTAAGCAACAGGTTTGTTACTTGCATTTAACTCAACGCCCATTTTTATTTTATTACCACCCTTTTCAGGATTGTCGTTTTTTGTTTCGTCTAAATGATCTGCTTCTAAAAACTCTATCTGATAACCAAACTCTGAATCTCTTGATTTGACATGACGAACTAATACTTCGCCATCTCTTGCTAAAGATTCTATAAATAATTTTTGACAGTCTATAAATGTTAATCTGCCATTTGTTGTGCAGTTTCCTAAACGACACCATTGATGCCATTTTTCTTCAATGATTCTGTTAGCTATTAAATCCAAACTACCATCATCGTTTCTTGCTTTCATTGATAAGCGAATACCATTGTTGCCAACAACATTGGATTGCATTAGGTTCAAATACCTTTGCACATAACTATCATTTCTTGCTAAATCTCTTGACCTATCCCTTAGTAATCTTAAATTTGTTTTTATTTCTTCATCAGCAGATGTAGATGTTTGTAAGAAATCAGAAAATAATCTGCTGGTACTTGCACCATTGTATTTTCTTAAATTAAGCGTTTTTCTTTTTTTTGGTTTTCTTGTAAATCTGTCGTACCAAGCCATTAGAATTTAACCTCTATTGTATTACCTGACCTTTGTTTGTTTTTGATTCTTGCCTTTTTTATTTCTTCTAAATATTCAGCATGGTATCTATCTCTGAAAGTTAATAACTCATCTATCGACATTCTTGATAGAGAACGACCAGCTATTGAAAAAGAAGATTGATCTATTGATGCTCTGTTTTCTAAAACAGCTTCAATATTATCCAAGACCTTTTTTGCATGACTTCTTAAATCAGCATTGGTATTAGCTAAATTAAGAACAACTGTTGATCTGCCTGTGTCTATTCTAATTCTTTCAGAATCAGCACTTCTTGTTATGTAAGCATTCCAAATATAATCACCATCTGTATAACTAGCAGTAGTTGATGAAGCAACTTCAATGAAATATGTGCTATCAGCTTCGGTTGCAGTTATTTCAAATTGATGTGAGCCACCGCCACCTGAATCTTTGTGGAATTCATAAGTAAGAGCAAAAGTAGATGTGGGATAAGTGTCCGCAATATCATCTCTACGCCAAACTAATCTATCGCCTATAACAATAGTGTCAGGTTCTTGTGTTGGATAATTGGCTCTGTCAAATAGGTTGGACATACTCTACATACAAAAATTTCTTCTAAAAAGATAGAATTAAAAAGCATTTTATCATTAAAAGATAAATAAAATTAATTTAATTTATTTGCAAATAATAGTTGTAAATATCTGAAAAGTTGCTAATATAATATCCATAATTTACAAAAAAGGAGAAAATTATGAAATTACAACAGCATGAAATATACGATGAAACATCAGAAAGCTTAAAAAAATATTGGTGCTATAAATATAAAGGCTACTACATCTTGCCTGTAAGGTCTTTTGGTAAGGATATTTATACATTGATTTCGCCTGACTATATTCGTATCTATCGTGGTAATGCTGGTACTATCAAAACTTTAGAACAAGCAAAAACTATTATAAGCGACAGGATTACAGTCGCTATTTATCAATATGAAAAAGAATCTAAAGACTGGTGGGCAAAAGGCAGAACTGCTTAATTTTTTAATATTAAGAAAAGCCACCTAATCAGGTGGCTTTTTTTTACCAATCATTTACCCAAGTATTTCTTCTTCTGCGATTGATTAGATTCTTTCTTTTCTCTTGTTTCGGTTGTGCTTCTTGTAATTCGCTTTTGGTTTTTATTTTATTAAGATTTGGAGAAAGAATATAGAATCCAGCTAAAGCATAAACAAAATTATCTAGTGCTTCGTTTCTTTCTCTTGTTTGCTTCCAAACTAATTTCTTTTGTCCACGATGAAACTTGATAATTCTTTTTTCTGCGGTTAGTTGTTTGAAATATTCTTCATCAACTGTACTTGGAAAATGTATATATCCAGCTTGATCTTCTTCTGCAACATTCAACCAACTAAACAAAGTATCTTTGGCAGTATCAGTTCCGATTGGATAAAGACTTACTCTTTGTCTGCCTGATTGTGTTGGTCTATTAGCAATTGGTTTACCACTTATGCTTTGACCTTTGACAGCAAACACCCTTCTGCCTTGTCTTGGTTTTACAAAACCATAAACACTTTGTGTTGCATAACCTGAATCAATACAAGTAATTGCTATTTTTATTTTGTGATTATTTTCTTTAGTGAATGACGATAATAAATATTCATCTAATTCTTTCCATACTTCCAATTGGTTAGGATCGCCCCAAAAGATTTTATATTCAATTACATAGACTTGATTGTCTGCTGACCAACCTACAACTTGTGCTTCTAATCTATCTGATTGGCAATCGACACCACAAGTCAAAACTAAAACATTTTCAGGGATGGTTTCATGGTCATAGTTTTCTCTGCGATTCAATAAACTATCAGATTCTATTTCTTCACCTTTTTCTGCAAAACATTCACCTAATGATGTATTTACCCAAACTCGTAATTGTTCAGGATTATTTTTAGCAACTAAAAATGATTCGACAACTTCTTTCCATGTACGCCACGATGAATACAATTCATTTAGATGAAAACCAGCAACATTACTTTTGTTGCCTTCTTGAATCCATTTGCCATTTTGCATCATGTAAGGTTTATCGGATTCATCGATAAGAACTCCACAACTTTTGCAAACATAATTTACATTTTTTAAATCTTCATCCCATTTGATGTTTGACCATTCTAAGTGTTGATAGGTTTTACAATGCGGACAAGGTACATGATACTTTCTTTGATCTGATGTATTCCAAGCATCTTGGATTCTACTCATGCCATCTATCGTTGGTGTTGATGTCATAATGATTTTACGATTCCAAAAAGTTGAAGTTCTTTTTCTTGCTAAATCTACAGGATCACCTTCAGGAGTTGGTTGGTATCTATCAACCTCGTCAAGCAAAACAATCCTACATGGTCTTGATGATAGTGATGCTGGTGAGTTACTTCCTGAAATAACTACAAAACCACCGCCAAATGATTTGGATAATATGGTATTACCACTATCTCTGCTTTTGGAATCTTTGACTTTACCTCTAAGAGCATCAGAAGCAGTAATCATTTTAGATAATCTTTGTGTTGAAAAGGCTCTTGCCATTTCTAGTGTTGGCATTACTACCAACATCGGTGCTGGATCGTGAGCAATATGATAGCCAAGTATATTTAGAAGTATTTCTGTTTTGCCAACTTGAGCAGATGACATGATAACAATGCTTTCAATATCTCTATCATTGAGTGTATCCATGATGCCACGTTGATATTCAGCACGACTTGTTTTCCATTGACCAGCTTCCGCACTAGATTCTGATGTTAAGACTCTATGATTGTCTGCCCATTCTGAAACTTTAAGTTTCTTTGGTGGCTTGAACGTCTGTATCGACTGATTCCAAATTATTCTCAGGGTTTTTTGGAAGTCCTGTGTTTGCGAGTTCATTTAGTGCTTCATGTACTTCAGTTGTTATTAAATCTTCAACTTCGGCATAGGATTTAAGACCTAAGACCTGATGTGTAATCTTTGCTGGTATATTTAATAGTTTTGAACGACAATTTGCAATTAAGTTCTGCCAAGTATCAATGACATCATCAGAATGTACTAACTTGCTTGATAAAACTGCAACTTCTATCTCTTTGTGATCTGCTTGATTCTTAGTTAGTCTTAATTTCTCTTCATTGATGTCATTAGGCACATCTTTTAGATGTAATCTTGCTCTTTGTCTTAGATATTCTATGTATGCTTTTCTACAAGCATCCATATCCATGCCACCACGACCTATGCCTTTAGGTAAAATGCCTTGAGATACAAGATTAGATACATATTGTTTGGTCAATCCTAAGTGTTCACCAACTTCTTTTTGATTAGCCATTTCTACCACCAATAATCTGCTGATGCTTCATTTTCTCTAAATAATCTGTTGTAGGTATAGATTGTTGCTGTTGTGGTTGTGCCATTACTAAATTTTAGCTAATTTTTTGCCTAATCTACGTCTTTTGTGCTTATTCATGCTTGAAGTCTTGAGTTTTCGCTTACCAATGCTGGTTTTTTTGTATTTATGCTTAACTTCGTTGTAGTTTGTTTCTTTTTTAACTTTTGCCATTTTTTATCTTAAATAAACTCAATACTTGTAAGCTGTGTCTAAAAAAATTATGCGCGTCAAATCACC